TGAGTGAAAACACACCTGAGCGAATAGTGGAGTATTCAAAAAATATTGATTTGGTCGGGAATCGCCTGGATGTATGGGCGCAGGAGTTTTTTAGCCTGGGCTTACAATATGGCCTCGTTCACGCGCTGGTTGATCATCCTCGTATTGATAAAACTGTCGTACGCACACGCGCAGATGAAATAGCTTCAGGCGCACGTCCCTACGTGACGATGCTTAACCCTAAACAGGTTATCGGCTGGAAGTCGAAGCCGTTAAACGGTCGGGTGGTGCTGACTGAATTACGTATCCGCGAGGTTGTGGTTATTGACGTCGAGAATTTTGGTCAGAAAAAGATAGAGCAAATTCGCTACATCCTGCCTGGTAAAGTAGAAATCTGGCGCAAAGGTGTTGGGTTAGAGGATAAAAACGTCTGGCTGCTGCATGAGGCATGGGAGACCAGCAGACAGGATATTCCGCTTGTCACTTTTTACACCAAGAGCACTGGATTTATGCGCGGTAAACCGCCGCTGCTTGAACTGGCCCACCTGAATATCAAACACTGGCAGAGTCAGAGCGAGCAGGACAACATCCTGCACGTTGCTCGTGTACCGCTTTTGGTGACGTTCGGGCTTGCTGAGGGTGAAACTTTAAAAATCGGGGCATCAAGTGCAACGAATTTCACAGATCGGGAGCAGCAGGGCGTTGAGTACGTAGAGCATACCGGCAGCGCCATCGGTGCGGGGCAAACCTCTCTCGACACCCTGGAGGATCAGATGCGCATGGCCGGTGCAAAACTGCTGCGTGCTGAGAATACCTCCACCAAATCCGTAGACCAGACGGAGCAGGAAACAATGCAGGAAAACTCGCCACTGTTCACGATGGCGAATTCCCTGGAGGACGCGCTGGATAACATACTGCAGATCATGGCCGAGTACATTGGCGAGCGTGATGGCGGTAATGTCGATGTGCGTACCGAGCTGGACGTTGCAGACCAGTCATTTAACGCCCCTTCAGCGCTGGCTATTCAGAGCCTGCGGCAGGGTGGCGACATACGTCCGATTGATGCGGTACGAGCCTATCAGCGCCTTAAAATCATTGACCCTGACGCTACGCCTGAGAACGTGCTGGATGAGTTGCAAAATCTGCCTGTGGTGCTGAGCGGAGGTTAATGTGGTAACCATCAACGAAACCCTGCGCGATGAGTCGATAGCTCACGCGCTGTGGATTAGCCGTTACAGCACTGGCGTGGCGGGGCGTATGGTAAAAACGCTCAATGAGAGTGACGCCGAGCTATCGGCGCGGCTCATTGTTGCCCTGGAAACAATAGACCCTATGAGTTTCACAGTGCAGCGCCTCGAAACGATGCTGGTGGGCGTGCGTGAGATTAACAGGCAGGCCACCGCTGCCTATCTCAACGGCATGACGACAGAACTCCGCGATTTTGCAGAGCATGAGGCAGGATTTCAGCTGAGCCTGTTTGATGCCCTGTTGCCTGATGAGGTCAAAATCCACTATCCACTGCAGTCAGTAACTCCCGAAATGGTTTATGCCGCGGCTATGTCGAAACCATTCCAGGGGAAACTACTCAGGGAATGGGCCTCCGGTCTTGAGGCAGACAGGATGGCTCGCATATCCAACACCATCAGGCAGGGGTTTTTACTCGGCGACACAACAACGCAACTGGCGAAAAAAATACGCGGCCACGCGAACCGGGGTTATCAGGATGGCGCGCTACAGATGAGCCGCAGCAACGCAGCCAGCATCGCTAAAACTGCGGTCGGCCACGTTGCAGCAACCGCCAGAGAGGAGTTCGCCAGTGTTAACGACGACCTGCTGAGCGGTAAACAGTGGCTATCGACGCTGGATAATCAAACCACGCCTACGTGCCGCATCCGGGATCGCCTGCGCTATACGCTCGCTAACAAACCTATCGGCCACAAAATCCCCTATCTGCAGGGGCCGGGTAAAATCCATTTCTGCTGTCGCTCAACAGAGACTCTGATCCTCAAATCGGCAGCAGAGTTAGGGCTGGATATTCGTGAGATTTCAGGCGCAACACGCGCCAGCATGGATGGTCAGGTTCCGGCTGATACTGATTACAGTGGTTGGTTCACTCGCCAGCCGTATGAGCGTCAAAAGCAGATAGTCGGGCAGCAGCGCGCCAGACTGATGAGAGATGGCGGAATGTCGCCGGACCAGTTCTACACCGACAGGGGGGATTGGCTGACGCTGGCGCAATTACGGGAACGGGATGAACAAGCGTTTATTAGGGCAGGGATCTGATATGCATAATTCAGCGCTCCGAAACGGAGCTGGCAGCAAATTTCACTATGTAGGCGATGGGCGCGGTCGGCGAAATGTTTTTGTTAATGGCAATAAAATAAAAAATTGTTTATGGGCGGATATTGATCGAGGCGTTGTCGCTTTTTGCCCGTACCCCTTCCGGGCGCATAAAACAAAGAGGGATGAGATTTATTCACGAAAACTTCGCGGAAAAATAACTATCGAATTTATTTAATTTTTATTTTTTTATTTTTCTCATGAGCTGCCTACGGGCGGCTTTTTTATTGCCGCAATTCGGATGATGCGTGGCGTAACGGTCGGATGACCAGCTAACCAGGTAAAAAAACATGAAACTTAAAACAGTTGAAGTAAACGGCAAAAGCTACGCGGAAATTGATGATAAGGGCTTGCCGGTTTATGTGCATGACGATGGCAAAGAGATCGGATTCGATGCTGCGCAGGCGGTCAACAAGATCTCATCACTGAACGGAGAGGCAAAAACTCATCGGGAGGCGAAAGAGGCCGCTGAAACCAAACTGGCAGCGTTCGCCAATATTAGCAATCCGGCAAAGGCGATTGAAGCGCTGGAGCTGATGACGAAAATCGACCAGAAAAAGCTGATCGATGCCGGTGCAGTGGATCAGGTCAGAGCGGAGATAACGAAGACGTTTCAGACCCAGCTCGATGAGGCTACAGCTCAAAGCAAAGCGCTTGAGGGCCAACTGTACGAAGCAAAAATTGGGGGCAGTTTTGCCGCATCCAAATTCATCACCGACAAACTGGCGATCCCTGCGGACTTTGTGCAGGCCCGTTTCGGGCAGTCATTTAAGTTAGAGGACGGCAAAGTTGTCGCCTATGACCCAAGCGGCAACAAAATCTATTCGCGTTCAAAACCCGGCGAACTTGCCAGCTTCGACGAAGCACTGGAACACCTGGTAGAGCAGTATCCGCAGAAAGATCACATCCTCAAAGCCAGCGGAAACAGCGGTGGTGGCTCACAACAGACCCAGCATTCCGCAGGCCAGAAAACCATGAAACGCTCTGCATTCGATTCGCTGGACCCTTCCGCACGACAGGCGGCGCTGGCCGATAAAATCACCATCGTCGACTAATTTTTGCTGCGCCCTCGGATGGGGGCCAGTGTCAGAGCTGGATAGCTCAGATAACCCTCATTTAATTTTTTTCAAAGGAAATTTTCATTTATGTCTAATACCCTCACCGGGTTAATCCCAACTATCTATACCGCTCTGGATATCGTTTCACGCGAACAGGTTGGATTTATTCCTGCCGTTGCACGAAATCCAAAAGCTGACGCGGCTGCAAAAGGTCAGACGGTATCAGCGCCGGTTGCACCTGCGGCCACCACTGTAGACATTGAGCCAGGCCCAACTGCGCCAAACGATGGCAATCAGGCTATCGGTAGCGTTGATGTCGTCATTACTAAATCCAAAATGGCCCCAGTTAAATGGAATGGTGAGGAACAGCTGGCACTTGGCCCAGCAGGCACCTACAACACTATTCTGGCTGACCAGTTCACCCAGGCATTTCGCGCCATTGCAAACGAAGTGGATGCTGATCTTGCATCGCTTTACTACGGCTCATCCCGCGCAATCGGCACCATCGGCACTACACCTTTCGGCATAAAAGAGGATCTGACTGATTTTGCTCAGGCTCGTCAGGTGCTGGAGGACAACGGTTCACCAACAACAAACCTTCAAATGGTGCTGGGTTCGTCAGCCATCGCGAATGTGCGTGGCAAACAGTCTGTATTGTTCAAAGTTAACGAAGCAGGAACGGACGAACTCCTGCGCGAGGGCATTATCGGACGTATTGAGGGCTTCAACCTTCATAACTCAGCCGGTATTAAAAAGGTGCCAGCCACTACAGCGAAAGGTTACCTGGTTAACGGCAGCAAAAATGAAGGCGAAGTGATTATTCCTGTCGATACCGGCACCGGGGAAATCGTGCGGGGTTCTATCGTTACTTTCGCTGGCGACGGCCACCGCTACGTGGTTCTGGCAGCTACAGCAACAACTATCACGCTTAGCGCCCCGGGACTGCGTCAGGATCTGGCCGATAATACTGAAATCACGGTGCAGGGCGGGTTCGTGCCAAATATGGCTTTTGATCGCAATGCATTTGTACTCGCCGCCCGTACTCCGGCAATGCCAAAAGATGGGGATTCAGCAGATGACGTGATGAACGTTACTGATCCGGTATCGGGTATCACGTTCCAGGTTGCGCTATATCGCCAGTATCGCCAGGTGCGTTACGAGGTCGGTCTGGCGTGGGGTGTGGCGTCAGTTAAACCTGCGCACTCGGCAATCATTCTTGGTTAATCCAAGGGGCTTCGGCCCCTTTTTTATTTCTGGAGTTTATATGGCGAATTTGACAAAAGAACAGCGGGCGGCGCGTCAGGCTGAAGAGCTGCAAAAGCAGCAGGCGGAGCAACAGCAGCTTGAACAGCAGCGTACCGAGTTAGACCAGTTGCGGCAGGAGCTGGAACAGCAACAACAGCAGTTGATTTTGCAGCAGGAGCAACTGGCGCAGGCTCAGCAGAAACTGGATCTGGAACGTCAGCAGCTTGCAGATGAACGCCAGAAATTTGATGCTGAACGAAATCAGTCGTTGCTGGCGGCTTCACTGGTGAAGCCTGAACCTGGCGAAGGGGAAGGTGCAGGGGCAGATGGAGAATCGACGTTTACCCCGGCTGAAATTGCTGCAACCGTTTCGATGGTGCGCCATTACCCTGAATTCCCTGGTGGTCCTACCGAGGCCAGAGTTCACTCAGATAACGTCAGAAAATGGATCGAGCATGGCTGGCTGGTGGCTGACGAGGGCTGAATATGCGCACGTTCATCACCATCACTCAGGTGGACACATTACTGGGTTCTGGATGGACAGATGATAGCAAAAAATCGCGGTCTGTCCTGGCTGCTAACGCGTGGATGAATGGGCTGAATCTGCATATCAAATGTGATGCTATTCCTGAGGATGTGGAGCAGGCGGGTGCTTTTGCTGCGCAGGCTGCTGCAAATGGCGGGCTATTTCAGCAAAAAACTGATTCCGGCGTGCTTACCAGTCGCTCTGTAGAAGTAGACGGGGCCAAAGTTTCAAAATCCTATGCTGAGCTATCTACTAACAGCACCGCTTTACTTGATTCAGACCTTCAACTGGCGCTGGCGCTACTAAAACCGTATGGGGCCAGCACATCGCAAAGACGCGTTAACAGGGGATAACGGTGGGGATTCGTGACGAATTACAGTCAGAGATTGCTGCAGCGTTTGATGATGATTTGAAAGATGCGGTTTGTGAGTTCTCCGGGGCGAGTTTTTCAGAAACCAGCGTTGATCCGGTAACGGAGCAAATTACCGGCGAAAAAATCAGTTATTCAGGTCGTGGCGTGCTGTCCCGATACCGGCTGGACAGTATTGATGGTGTCAACATCCTTCGCGGTGACCTGAAACTGACAGCACTGACAAATGAGGTGAGCAGCAAGCCGGGAGTGGATCACCTTATCACTGCGGCAGACCTGATTACTGGCAAATCCCAGCAATACAAAATAATCAGCGCTGATACTGACCCGGCGCGGGCGGCTTACCTTTTGCAACTACGGAGGGCGTGAGTGGGGAAATCGTGGGATTTCGATCCCGCTGCGTTTGCGGGACTCGTTGAGGAGGATGTAGGCAAAAAACAGCGCGCAATCGCTATCCAGTTTTTAAACAGCGTTGTGCTCAGATCACCTGTTGGAAATCCCGAATTATGGGCCATCAACAGTGCGCAGGTTCGTCAGCGTGATCGTGTAAGTGATATTAATCACGCACTCAGAAACAGCGATGAGCACGGCGCAGCAGATAAAAATGGTAACAGGAGGATTAAAAAGGGCCACAAAGTCACGCTCGCAAAAGCGGTGTATAGCGCTAACTCAGGGCCATTTGGCCCGAAGAAGCCGCGCAAGATGAAACGGGGGCAGGGAGAAATTTACCGGCCACCTGATTATCGCGCCGGTACATTTCGGGCCTCGCATTTTGTGAGCATAGACCAGCCCAGCAATTGGGTTCCTGCAGAACCGGATCCGGGAGGTGCAAAAACTATCGAGGCTGGTGTTGCAACCATATCCACCGCCCCGAATTTCTCAAAAATTTATATCCAGACAAATCTGCCGTACTCCGTCCCGCTCGAAAACGGGCATTCCAAACAGGCACCTATCGGCGTCTATGCCGTGTCGTTTAACGATATTGTCCAGGCCTACAAATGACGTTCACAGAAATCAGAAAGGCCATCACCAGCCGGATGACGGCCCAGACGGCTATTCCTGCTGATGCGGTGACATATCCGAATGGGCCAGTTTTCGATCCGTCAGGGCGGGCTATATGGGCGCGACTGAATGACATTTCAGGGCTGTCAGGCGCTAATGAAATTGGTGCGGGGGCGGTAGTCCATCGCACAGGTGTGATCATTATTCAGTTGTTCGTTCCTGCGGGTTCTCGCTCGCTCCTCATCACTCAGACCGCTGACAAAATCCGGGAGCTATTCGAGTTTCAGGATGATGGGCGGCTGAGCTACTTCTCAGTTTCAACGGTGCCAGCGGGTGAAACCGATGGCTGGTATCAGCTGAATCTGCAAATCCCGTATCGGGCTATTTAACTTATTCAAAATGGAGGTGTCCGCATGTCCAGCGGCGCTAAGGTCGTCTCGGCCTATATTCGGGAAGCCACCGCAGGTGTGACACCTGCGGCAGGCGTATGGAATCTTCTCAAACGCACATCATGGGGTATTGCTCCCGACCAGAGCACTGACGATAACGACGAGATCGGCGGCTCTCGCATGGCTCAAGGCAAAAGCATGGGCACCGTTGATGTCGGGGGCGATGTCGAAACTAAATTTCGCTGGGGCCAGCATGATGAATTTCTGGCGTCCTGTTTCGGTGCGGAGTGGGTTGATGATGTGCTGACGATGGGCAATGACCGTATTGCATTCAGTATGGCTACGTATGCCTCTGACATTGGCGTAGCGTCCATTGCTCGTGGCTGTCAGGTTGGCACTTTCAAAATGGAAATCCCAAATGATGGCGACATTACTGCAACCATTACCGTTGCCGGTCTGGACTGGGATTCAAATGCCAGTGACAAAAATTACTTCACCGAACCGAAAGACAATGCAGGCGAGCTGCGCTACTCGTTCAAAAGTGTCTCCAACATTAGTCTGAACGGCGTTGATGGTGGCAGCGGCTTCTGTATTGATTCATTCGATATCTCGTTTGATAACAACCTGCAGACTCAGCGCTGTATCGGTACTGGCTCAGCGTTCGCTGGTGCAAATATCCAGACCACATTCACGCCGTCAGGCTCTGTCACTC